GTGATTAAAGAGCATATTGATCGTGATCATCGTTTCACCTTTGAGCAAATGGATATTGGTATCGAGATGTCTTTCTCCGCATCTTTACCCTTGAATAACCGCGAAAAGGCGCCACGAATCACATGGCCGGCGCTTTTACCGGGTAGGGTAGCAAATCCCGAAGCCCTCTCGTCTGGCTTCATCGCAGCGGCACGGCCTGGATACATAGACCTCAAACCATCCAGGGCCAACAGGTCCTCAATGATGACGTACTCCCCGTGATCAATCTTGTCTGTCTCGAATACCCCAATATCCACACTACACATACGGGGGTCCTTGACGACAAAATCCACATCTCCCACACCGTTCAACAGGGCACGATTATACGGAGTACCAACAAACCCCACACCAGCCACCGACATGAACTTGGCTAATCGCTCTGTCTTGTATTCGACTTCGTTGCGATCCCAAATACTTGAAATCACCCCTTTGATTAACTCAGAGGCACCATCAAGTCCGTCACGGGTAGCGAGGACATTAATCTTGGGGCGGGTCTCAGAGAGCTTGCCAGTAAAATCATCTATGGCTGACTCGATGATGTTAAATAAAAACATGGGGGCTTCATGCCCGTGCCAGGACTTTCCTCTCTCTAAATCAATATTTTCTGGAAAGCGTTTTTCGAGATTGGACTTCCCGGAACTCTCTTCATCTAATGAATCTAAGAACTGGATCAACTTATCTTCTGGCTGGTAGGGTGTTGCCATACTTCTTTACCCCGTTCCCGTTACCGTGGTCGTAGGGGTTATATCCCAAGCATTCCCAGATGTAGTGTAGAATGGATATGTTGGATAATAATTAGGATACCATGGTACAGACCAAGGCTGATTACTCCTACCACAATGTTGGCAATATCCACAATTAGGACACTGCGCCACCTCTTTGGGAAGTCCCCCTGTTGTATTATCATCTGTAGTCATAAATATCTCCTTACGCCCCCGGCATCACTCGTGCCTGCTTGGCGTGTTGCTCCCTGAGTACGTTATCAGCAACCACCGCACGATTGACCTTATCTTCGTCCACCTTCAGTTTCTTTAATTGCTCCTCTATAGTGGGTAGCTTTAATCGTATTCTTTCTTCTTCAGCCCCACACTTATTAGAACAAAAACGTTGCTTGAATCGCTCTGGGGTATAGGTCTTACCACACTGCTCGCATACCTCGGGTGATAAACAATAAATATCCCCAGAAGCCCAACCAGGATTAAGCAACAAAGAAAACACAGTACCTGCCTCGTCTGCTCGTCGATAATACGACCAATTTGCCTGCCATAAGGGAACGCCATAACTCCTAGCTGCTTCTCTGAATTTCTTCTGATCATTCTTCGGCAATGCGGATAAAGACATCTCGATACCAATATCCATTTGCTCAAAGGTGAAACGATGATCACGATCAATATGCTCTTTAATCACGGCTATAGCACGATTAAGCAACCGTCCGTTGGTTTCCTCTTGTGTTGTGGAGGGCGGCTGATCAAACGGCTTTGGGTCTTCTGTCTTTTTATCAGGGATATACCCAGCATTTATCCCGCTAATACCACTAGCGACGTTAGTTCCTAATTGTTTATCCATAAATCTCCTTAGTCACTCCACGAACCCGTTATATTAAGATATTTTGACTCGCCGTTCAAGACGCCTTCCCACTTGAAGTCGTAAGTAGCGGGGTCCCTACCCTCTTCCGGGGATTTTGTCGTAATATCCTGAGACTGAAAATCTGATACTTCGTCGTCGGATATTTTCAATGCTATGAGCCACGCTATGACAGCATCGTCATGTCCGCTTACTGCGCCGTATGTCAACTGCCCCGTTTCTGTATAATCGCGCCCAAATTGACGCAACTCGTCCCAAAGCGTTTTTGAAAAGATTTGCACTTGCCTATAATATAATCGTTTATGACCTAACGTAACCATAATAATCTTGCTACTGTGCATCGTCTTCCAGCCCATCAGGCCACTTATTTTGGGTACAATCTGATCCTGACCACTCCTCCACATATAAATATTATAGTAAATTTTAGATAATTCATGGACCGTCGCTAATCCTAAAGTGTTTACCTCAGGAGCTATTTGCGCCGTATTGTAAAACTTGCCGATGGCCGCTAGAACCTCCGCAAAGTCGGTTGGTATTACGTGATCACGATACTCAGCCACTTGTATATTAGTCCCCCTCTCTATCACCTCGGCTACGGACCAATCACCATCCCTATAACCTTCGCCAACATCCCCCCCTATATCGTAGACCCCATCCTTCTTGGGCATAAACCAGACTGACAATTCCCCCTGATCATGCTCATATATCTGATATCTATTACCATTGCCGCCAATCTCTACCCGAAATCGCTGAATAGGAGGACGCAACATAGCATGAAGCTCCATGAGTCTATCCTGAGGAAAAGCGGAAGTCTCTTTGGATATCCATCCTTCTTCATAATTCATCGGGTAGGAAAGATAAAAACTATTTATATCCCCTTCTAACTCCTCGATTCTATTACGTCGCCATTTGATATTCTCTGGCGTTAGACCCTGCTTAATAAGAATGCGCTCCTCAACGTCGAGTTTGAGTTTCTCGCCCTTAGTAAGCGGAACGGCATATTCGGCCATTTTGTACCATGGGATGAATTGGAACTCGTACTCACCGTCACCCTTCATGGCTCGTTCACACTGGTATCGGAAGTAGTCGGCTCCCTGTCCAAAGTGAACCGTGGACTCCATAATCCTCACAGTACCAGGGAAATCAGAGCAAGCGGGTATCAAGGACTCTTTAATGGGATCGGTGTTCGGATAACGGCAGACTTCGCTAAGATGCAGGCAGTGCAATGTCCGTCCGGTACCCAAATGAAGATTCTTGGCTTCTGCGGTCAACAGGCGTGACTCAATGGCCTGCCCCGGTTCCTCTGACGGATCCCCTAACACCATCTCAAGCCCCTTGGTGTAGTATTTCTTGGGACGACGGATATCTAAGGCCATATTGGCGTAGTACAGGTCATACATATTATACAGGTGCTCCGCCGTGCCCCGGTCCTGCGCGACAATGAAGGCAGACATTCCGTCAAATAGAGACACGCGATTCCAAATAATTGCTGACGCCAACGTGGACGCCCCAATCTGGCGTGACTTGAACCAAATCTGCCGGATGACGCCCTTGGTCTCTAATTGCTTAATCATCGAGGCAAGAATAGGTGCCTGCACCGCATTCGGAATGAACGCCTGCATACCAATAGCCTTGGTAGATATCTTGAGTTCGTATCTTAAAAAGTCGGCCAGTCCGGCGGGTGAACGATAATACGCCTTCCTAGCAGCAGAGGATGCTTCAGCGGTATTGAGAGTAAGGGCAGTAGATTCAGGCACTATTTAGCTTCATGTTTCCCCCGAGTCTTATTAATTCTCATAGCCCTATCAGCAGCAGCGACCCATTGTCTAAGAGTAAAGTCCTTCAGTCTGTGCCGTCGGCGTCCTGATTCCACGGTTTTTCTACTTTTAGGAATGTGGGTTCTGCTTTCTTGTCGATTTCGTGATCTGGCCCGCCGTAAAGTTTTATGAACTCTCGTAGCCACTTGAGGACCTTCACGAACTCCACCCCGGCATATATGAGTACTACTGTAACCGCAAATAGGGTCAAGGCGGTTAGCCATTCTAGGATCGCTATGGCTAGGGTCACTTACGATGCCCGCTCATATGGCGCTTCCCTTTGACCTTCCTTGCTTTTTTCTTTTTCTCTTTCGGTGTGTGTCCTGGCATAATTATCTCCTTGAGGTAGTTCTTCGACTTTTACGTCTGGGCCTAAGGCCCCGAGATTTCTGCATTTGTGATTCGCAAATAGCGAATTTATTTCCACCCTTAACCTGTCGTAAGCAACTATCGAACTTAGCGTTCGTTACTCCAGCCTTGCGGAGCTTCTCACTCGGCATCTATGTACCCCGCTGAGAATATCTCGCTCAACTTACGCCTAACCTCATACAAATCCATATTTTCTGCCACAGCGTATTCAGCAGAATATTCCCAGTCTTTAATATATCCAGTACGGAATAACCACCGATTCATGTAATCGGCAACCTGACTCATGCCCATCGTATCCAGAATAGTTGGGAAGTATGTCTTTGTCTTTTTGCGCTTCCAGATAGTATAAATCGCGTTGGCGCTCCTACCCGGTGAATCTGTCCTAAGAATCACTCGGCATCCTTAATCCCCGCCAGCTTTTTTAATTGCTCTTTACTTAATCCCAGCCCCTCAATATCCTCTGCGGTGATTTTCCTACCGGGGGGATCCACTGTTTGGTGCATAACGCGACTGGGTATCGCAAGGCCAAGGTATCTAAAGAACCACGAGTCCCTCCGGCGCACCTCATCAGGGAAGTTCTTTTGTAGCCATCTTCTGTTCTCGATATCTCGGGAATCTTTTGAAAATAACTCCTTCCCAGACGCCATTCCTTCTCGCATGACCTCATTGATACTTTCTATCAAGTCTTCTTTCGTCAATAACTTGGAAATCTGAGGTAAAGACATGGACGCTATTTTCCTATACTACCACTCTGTTTGTCAAGTTTCTCTAATATTTTGAGATTATGATCGCCACGGGCTTCTTCTGGATGTACCTGCTTTAGTTTTTTAAGCACTTCCCTGGCTTTATCAAGATTGTTGCTCATCATTAAAGCAACGGACAAATTACTCAGAGAATCCGTATAACCGGGATTGAGTTCAACGGCTCTTTTAAGATGCTCCACTGCTAGAATACTTTGTTTACTGTATATTAACGAGGTTCCAGCGGCAAAATGATACAAATAATTATTCGGGTCAAACGCTAGGGCGCCTATCACATTGCCCTTAGAAAATAGGTAGTTACCCCAGACTCGGAGGCCGTTGAATAGGGCCAGGGCAATCAATGCTCCTAAGAATACCCCGTATCCTAGTTTTCTCAATATCCCGCCCCACTAAAAATATCCTTCTTTTCTACCCGATCCGCCCAAATCATACCGGCAATGAGCCATATAAACGGCACAAAGATAGCAATGTGCAGTAGGGACCAGAATAATCCCTCAAGTAGAAATACCCCTAAGGATAATTTGAGCCATAACCCAATCTGCCCCGTTGGAAGCAACAGGGTGGTGATCATAAAAACTGCAAATGCACTAATCCCCACAATGCCCAATTCCCCTGCTATTTCAACCATATCGCTATGGGCATGTTCGGGCCACCAACCATTACGAGCAAACCCCTGAACATTCACCGCTCTTTTGTGTATCCCAGTTTGCCAGTTGCCCCGACCAGACCCAAGGCCGTTTGTCGGACCCTTGCTCATTTTTGCTGTACTGACGACATCAATCGCAACTCTTTCTATTAAATTTAATACGAAGCGATTCGAAGAGCGCATTTCATGGTGGCAGGAGACGGGTACAGAGCTTATTAAGACAAACGGCCTTGGGTCTGGTCGGGGTAATTGGCAGACCGGGATACACAAAAGGGTGGTGAATGT